TTCTTGTCCATCTAAGAATTTTTCATAAGCGTTAGCCTTAGTAATAGCACCTGTACCATAAGAGTTATTATCGTGTGCTGCTTTACCAATTACTGCTAATACTTGTTTATCTTGTGCTGGAACGATAACTTGGTCGATTTCTCTCTTAAGTGCACGTCCTGCATCTTTTACGTTTAATTGGTCTTGATTGTTTCCTTTGTCGATAGTGAAAGTGAAAGCCTTATCAGTAGTTAATTGATAAGTATCTACGCTATCTTCTAATTCTCCTGGTTCACCATATCTATTTGAACCACTTCTTGTATAGTTGTTTAATGCAACTGTTGGAATACGATAAATTTTAATTGTATCTACTCCGTCAAAATTATAATCGTTGTTTACTAATGCTGCTGTAAATGATGCTTTTTTGAACGCTTCATCTACTTTCTTTTCATATTTAAGTGCTAAGTTAATTCCTGCCCTTTAATTTTCCTCCTATTCGTTGAACCCTTCTAAAAATGGGTCTTTTTCTCTTTTTTCTTTTGCAGGTCCAGTCTCTGTGACTCCTCCTACTGATGACTCATAGTTCTTCTCATTTGTTTTGGCTATACTTAATTGGTTCTTTAAATCATTAATTTGCCATTTCATATAAGCCTGACTTAGTGAAGAGTTTTGAGCATCCTCAAAAACTTCTTTAGGAATTTTGTCAGGGTCAACATCTGGGAACGCTTCTAAGAAATCAGTATATTCTTTATTCTTTTCGGCTTCTTTCTTTGCTGCTTCCCTTTCTTCCCTAATTTCATTTAATTCCTTTTGTAATTGCCTTCTTTGTTCTCTTCCAGCAATTAATTCTTTTGCAAGTGTTTCAGGCATCCCATTATCAACTAATTCATTTAGTTCATCTTGTTCTTGTTGACGTTGTTGGTTTTCTTCGTATTTCTCAACACGGTCCATATACTCGTCAACACTTATGCCTAAAGCCTCTGCTTTTTCTCTAGCGTATTTTTCAAGTCTAGAGTTTTGTAGATTATCAAGTTCCTGTACTTTTTTATCGTAATTTAATCCCTTTTGGTATCCGTTGATTAAATCTTCGATACTTTCTACATTTACTTCTTCTTTATTATACTTAATCTTTCCAGATAAAGCCTTTAATAAAGGTTGTAAATCTACTTCATCTTTAGAATTATCTTCTTGAGTTTCGTTTGGTTTACTATCCTCATTTGTTTCTTCTTCTGATGTTTGTGACTCTTCCTCTTCTTCATTGATAACTTCGTTATCAACTTCTGCAAAGAAATCATCATCTGAGTCTGTTGTTTCTGTTGGTATACTTTCTACAACTTCATCTTCCATTTTAATTTTCCTCCTCTGCCTATGGTTGGGCAAGTATCCTTTATAGATACCCTAGAATAGATAGATACGAGCACCCCAAACTAGACACTCGGCATAGGTTTTATATAGAAATTTACTATCTACTCTAGGCTACCTATAAGGTAGCGTTATTTATTTTTTCTTTTTATTTTTTATGTATAATGAAAATATTCCCTTTCCTGTTACTCCAGGTTGTGGTCCATCTTCAGGAACTACTTTTCTAGGGTCAAAATCATTTTTGTAACGAGATGCAACTTGCTTTTCTGCTGCTGCATCTTTCTTTTCATTACCTTTGTTTAAACTTCTAACTTGATAAGTTCCTGTTTTGTTTTCAACTTCTTTTTGTTTTTCTTTTAATTTGTTTAAATTATTATTTTTTTCTAATGCTTTTTCAGTAACACTCTTTATTCCATCAGTTATTTTTTCTCTAGTATCTTCAGAAATTGAATTTTTAATACCACCTGCTCCAGCAGCCTCTGCTAGTTTCTTAATTTTCTTTTTCTTTTTTAATTCTTCTTTCACGATTGTAACCCTCCTATCATTTGTAAGTCTTCCATTTTCTTAGAAGCGTTTCTATTTACATCAACTTGAGGTTCTATAATTTGTTGCATACCAGGTTCTCCTAATTGAAGTGTTTGTGCTAACTCTTCTTGAGTAGGCATAGGATTTTCCATATCTTGTACTGTATTGTAACCTGTGTTATCTTGTAGTGCTCCCATCATTTCAAGAACTTGTTTTTCCATTTGCTCTGGTGCTAATTGAGTTAAACTTGCTCTCATTTCTTGTGGAAGTGTATCCATAAATTGACCCATCAAGTTATATAATGCTTGTTTATATAAATCTTGTTGTTCAATAGAATTAATTAATTCTTGTTTATTTGGAATAATCTCATCAGGAATACGTTTTAAGTATTCTACAAATTCAATAAATCCATTATTTAATAAGTTATCTAATGTTTGTACACTTGCAACTTCTGAGAAGTATGAAGCATTACCTACATCTATTTTAATGTGTAACCACATATCTTTTAATTGTGCAAAGTTATACATTTCGTATGTTCTTTCATTATTAGGTCCTGTAATTACTACTGGTCTTATACCATATTTAGTTCCCATCATATCAATTATAATCTTTCCACAATCTTCTACAAACTCATAGAAAGCAGCCTTTACATTTTCTAGTGGTACTGCTGCACTCTTTTGTATTGCTATAATTGCAGTTGCATTATTCATTGTTACGTTTCCTAATGAAGCATCTCCAACTCCTAATGTTTCTTTTGTATATTGCATTGCTAATTCAATAGCATCTATTATTTGTGAACTCATTGTCGCAGGTTCTAAGTATCCTGCTATATTACGAATTGACTCACCTTGTAAATTTGTAACAGGTATTTGTGCTCCTATTTCATTAGTCCATCCTTCAATCTTATCTGCATCATATACTCCTGTAGGGAAAGCAGTTAACATTAAATGATAGATTACCATTGCAAACATTTTATTGATTGCTATTTGGTTAGGAATTATTCCTGTAGTTTCAGCACGTCCGTGGAAAGACCCTTTAACCTCTTCCCAGTTGTTAAATGCTATTGGGTAGTAGGATAACCCTGTATCCTTCTCTTTGTAGATGTATGCCCCTTTTGTGGACTTATTAGCGTATATTTTATCTCCTTTTTTATAATACTTGATAATATATAGTGCTTTTTCGTATCCTTCAGCATCACTTTCTACTTTTCCATTATCACCCATCATATAAGTTGTATCTGAGTCTGGTTTAATCAAATCTACATTTTTAGAACCATTTTTCTTTGCTTCTTCTTTTAAATTTGATACTAAATCTCTTCCAACTATGATTATGTAAGGTTGTTTTTCTACGTTACGTGTGTTAGGATTACCAAACATTACATTAGTTGAGTCTATTATTTCAGCCTTAATTACACCTTTTACACCAGGCATTGCTTGTTTATATGGAACTACATCCATATCAAAGTAAAAATGTAAGCACCAATCACCTGTATCAAAGCCATCTCCTAATAAAGTACGGCTTTTTGCATCAAAATTGATGTTTTCTAATACATTTTTTATCTCTGCATTGGCTAAATCCGTTGATTTTACCTTTTGTTGCATTGAAATATCATTAGTTTGTGGTCTATATTCCATTGGTTGTATAGAAATTGCTATGTTATCAGCCTTTAATGAGGCTATTTTAAATTGCTTTACACGTTTTATTATGTTAAAAACAGGTTTAGGTAGTCCATCTGCTTGGACATTTCTCCATTGGTCACCATTTGCAAAGGCTATATTTGTATCAATTACACTATAGTAGTCTCTATCACTACCATAAACGCTTTGATTATATTTGACACCTGCCTCATACAAATTCCAATCTTTTGTAGTATCAGTCCTTAATTATCACTCCTTTTTAAAGCAATATTTTCATCATAATTCATTAAATTATTAAATGCTTTCTTAGTTTTTTCCATTTTTTCTTTATCTTCTTCAGAAATTTGAGGTTTTTCTTCCACTTTTTGAGGCTTTTCCTCAATTTTTTCCTCAATTATAGGAGTTTTTTCCTCTTTTTTTGGCTTTTTTTGATAAATTACTACCAAAATGAGCACAATTAGTAAAATTGTCTGTACTATTTCCATACTAACCTCCATAATTCATATATTCTTTAGTAGCAGTAGCACCTGCTATTCCTAAAATTCCTAATCTTCGCTTATCTTGACGATTTTTTTCACGTAACATTTCTTCATCCGTTAAATGTTTAGTTGCTTTTGTACGTTCTATACAAAAACCTCTTATTGCATCAGGTCCGTGAGTTAATTCGTGAGGTTCTTTTGCACAATCATTAGGATTTTTATCATCTACTTGTATAACAGGAAGTGTTCTTAATATGTTTTTACACGTATTAAAGAACCTTAATTTACTTTTTTTACGTTCTTCTCCTGTTTGTTCATCTTTATAAGTCTCTATTTTAAGGTGTTCTTGTACTGCATACCACCCTAAAATACGATTATTTGATGATTTAGTAAGAATTACACCATTTTCTCTAAATATATCATAAGCATTTTTACCTGTATCATTACGTCTATTCCATAAATCTGGTGGAGCATACGTATAACGTATTTTATCGTCTCCATTGACCTCTATAATACGTTCTGCTGCTTGAGATATGATTAAGTTAGGCTCATATAACTCTTTATAACAAAATTCATTTCCGTGAGTGTCAATCGCTATCCAATAACACGCTAACATATCAAGTCCATAGTCTATTGTACGATATCTATCCCACTCTTTAGGTATATCAAATGGTTCTATAACGTTAACTGACCTATCAAAATCTTTAAAGTATTGACCATCAAATATATCCCAATTACCTTCTTTTAATGCTTTACGTTCTTTTTCTGGTAGAGCATCCAAACGTTTTATGTAATCTGGGTCTTTTTCCATTAAAAATTTGTTTTCTGTAACAAAAG